GACTTAGTGCCGGTAATTTTGTCCTGACTGGCATGGACTAACCCTGCTTTAATGGTATTCCGTAAATTGACTATATAGTCATGTTGGGGATTATTCACCGCTCCGGTTTTGTTTTTGGCCGCATAATTAAATTCAAGAATCGGCGCGAAGTGAATATGGTTCAGCTTCATGTTGTAAGCTTCGCCCATGCTCCGGCTGGCCTCGGACATTGCCCAGGTTTGATTGTATTCGACCATGTCTTCGGTCCATTCCAAACCTCCGGAATAGGTCACAATCGGACATGCAGCCTTGTCGCCGACAGTGTAACTGCCCATTTTAACCGTTTCGCCTTCCATCGTTTCCAAGAAAACAACGGTGGCATAGGCGAATCCTTTTACATCAACGGGATTCGAAAAATTGGGATCTTCCATCGGACGGTAAATCGGTTTATACAGGAGCGGGACCGACTCCCGGCCCAGTTCTAAGTCAATAACGGTTTTTTGGACAATGTTTTCCAACCCAGCCGGAGTGACGATCATTTCCCCAACCGGCCTGGTAAGTTCCATAATTTCCATTTCACCGTTGACTATCCGCTTGGTAACGGTCCGCATTTCTCCCGAAGGAGCGATATAAATAACCTTTTGTTCCACAGTCCCGCTGCGCCGTTTATCAAGCATTGTCTCTTTGCTGATTATCTTCACAAATTACACCTCCAATTATTATTTAATGTTAGATTAAAGCCAAATAATAAATACAACATTTAACGATAAACTTTGCTTAGGCTACCGGCCTAATATAAACCAGATTACTCCGTTTGTATCTGCTTCTTGAACCACGGTACCAGCAAAGATATCGTTCTGAGTTGTGGTAAACAATGATGTCTGAGCGTCCCAGTATATTTTTGCGCCTTTGCTAAAGGTGTCTCCGGGAGTGATTTGGTTGGTTTCATAAACTCCTGGTTCAATCGCTAAAACAACTTCACTGGTGGTTCCCGGCTCTAGGAGCATTATCTCTTGGATCGCTATCCCCAAGAACCCCTCAAGGTAGCAAAAATCACCCTGGTGAATTACAGCAGGCGCTGTTGCGGTGCATTTAACAGTGCACGCTTCGCTGACTTTTCGTCCCATTGTTTGTTTTAAACCTCCTTTAAGCTGTTTTAAAAAACTCTAAAATCATGGTAAAATTCTGATCCCCGGCTGGCTTAAACCCGGTTGTTGGGCTAAAACTTTTACCCCGGTATGCTCCGTCGGGAAGGTTGAAACTATTCCTTGATTGGTGGCCGGTTTTGGTTGCCCTGATAATACCGCCGGTTTAAAGGCGAATGTTCCGTCAGGATTACGGTTTACATTCATATCGACACCGTTTTTGTTTGAACACCGGTATCGGCTGGTTTTTGATTTACGCCGCCGCTCGGGACCGGACTGTCAATGTGCATCTTGCTGAAGAGCGTTTTCATGGAGTCCTTGGCCAGCAGGTTGTCAATCTCACCGGCGATTTGTTCCTTAGTTGCGCCAACCGGTATTTTAAGGGCTTCACGAATGATGCCTTGGGCCATCTCTCCAGCGACTTTCTCGGTGATGACGGACTCCACCAGTTTGTCATGGTCGGCCCGGTGTTTTTCGTCAAGTGCTTTTCCGGCCTCAATAGCCACCGCTGTCACATCCATTTCTCCGGTTACTCCCAGCGCCTCCTTAACCTTAGCCAGAGTAATGGTGTCCTGTTGGTTTGCGGCCATTTCGCCGGAAACTTCCTGAAGGTGGATGCCCATCATTTCACCAACAGCAGCGATGAACTGAGCTTTGGTAATTTCACCCGACGCCAACATGCCTTTGAGTTTCTCTAATAGTTCATTCATGGTCATGGTCGATTTTATACCTCCTTTGTTTTCGATTTCCCCTTGAGTGACCGGGACATAGGTTTCTTCCTTTTTAACTTCGGTTTTTGCTCCAAGCACGACCTTGTCATCAGTCACAGAGTAGGGAAACTGATAAAGTGTTACTTTTCCATTGTCCTCATGTTCGACAATGAGATGATCGTCAAAGACCCGGCGAATCCAAGCATAACCTTTTTTTGTGTCCGGGGTGAGCAGCTCCCGGACCGCCGCCTGGAGAGCGTCCCGGAGTTCCTCATGGCCCCCGTCAAGTTCTCCAATAATATCATCCATTTCACCGACGGAAACGATCCTGGTCGGCATCCCGGCCCGGCCTAGCGGGGTCCAGTCAATGGAGAGGGGAGCATATCCGATCACATGAATTTCACCCTTTATTTGCTGCAGTTTCGGCGTTCCAAAAATGCTGACTGTCTTAACGGTTTTAGCTTTAATCCAACGCTTTAGATCAGTGGCGCTTTTGTCAATGACACCACGGATATATGCTTTCCCGTTTTTCCACACAGCGCCTACCCAATGAGTTACGGGGTCGGGGAATTCGTTTCCAACATCCTCCGGTTTTTGATGCCCCAAAAAACCCGGCAATCCTTGGGTCATAACTTCGCCGACGATGTCTTGTAGCGCCTTGGGTTGATAGTTCCAACCACGAGTACTTTTTCCGGTTGGAATTTCGACCACTACTTCCATGGGATCGTCATCTCCGGCCTTAAGGGCGGCGATGTCTATTTCAGCCGTGACCGGGATATCGTCCGGTTTCATTTCCCCACAAATCTGAGCGATCAGTAAAGCAGGTTGTTCGATTTGTTCCGCCATCTCACCGCATATGAATGGCTTTTTTCTCAAACTTTTCACCTCCTCTCATTGGGTTAAAAAAGCAAAACTAAAAACACCCCTCAAGGGAGTGTTTTTTTGCGGGTGGTATTTTTAGATGAAACTAACTTTGCAACCGTTTTTAATTCGTTTCAAACACCGTTTAAAAACGTTTAAAAAATTTTTGGCGATAGATTGGACGTTAAAAAATGATCCGGGCCTTAGAAGGGCTTCTAAGGCTTCAATTTTTTTTTGTACTTAAATTGGAATTAATAACTTGAATATCACCTTTTTCCCAAGTGAGGCGGTTTTTAAATGCTATTTTTTGTTTTTTAGAATTATTTGCTTTTTTAGACATTTATTCAATCACCTCACAAATAACAGTAATTAAATCATTATTTGATTGTCGCTTTGTTCTGGTATATTCAAGGATACGAAATTTAGTCCCTTTTTGCAGTAATATTTCTGCTTCCTTATCATAACCAGCCAAATCCGATATATATTGTCCCTTGGTTCCTTTAGGTGCTCGAATTTCAAATAAAACATCGCGTGATTCGAGTAATTCACTTACTATGGTATGTTTTTTCAAAGATGTTGAGACAAACCCATTATCAATTATTGTTTTTCCAATTAACTGCTGTAATGTTTCATCATTTAAGATACCTATTGATTTACCTAGTAAAGCACTCCTGTCACATGTGCGATATAAAATAATATTTTCAGGTATTGCACTTCTTTCAATAGCTTTAGTCATTATTGATATATGACTTTTAAGAGATTTTATTAATTCAGGAGAAATCTTGTTCTTATACCAATCAAGATATGACGACTCTCCCATTCGTAAAAAAGTATTAATGGCTTGATAATCAACCATCGAATACTCGTTGGCACCTATATAATCCATAAATGCCTGAATTTCTTGCTTAGTAGGATTCCAATTATGGGTCATATGTTTTATAAATTGCGGGAGTTCCTTTTCCGGTATTTGACGGTACGACTTGTCATTTTTTTTAGGCATTAACGGCTTTGAAATAGCCGCATTTGCTTGTTTAGTAACTTTTGATGATCTAGGTAATGAAATAGCCTCATCCGGTTTTTCTTTAATGTTGTATTGATTATTATACCATTCTTCCAATTTCAAATCATTACCAGGATTCTTTGTCCACTCCTTCAGCCGGTTAACAAAATTCTCCGGTTTATCATAGACCGTCACCAGGTACGACATGGTGTTGGGATGGGCTGGGTAGGGCGGAGGGTCATCCACCGCGTAAACTCCAGGCCCTAGCCCGGCCTCGTTATTCCGGGCCAATTCGTCGCAGATATCGACTATCCGGTGGGCCGAAGATAGGCAGTATTTAATTCCTTTGACTCCGGGCGTAGCCTGGGCCGTCCGGATTTGCCCCTGCCCAAAAGCGGCGGTCATTTCTGTCCGGGCTAGCCGTAACGCCTCATAGCTCAAGTTTTTAGGAACCCGGCCCCGCATATGCTCCATCATGGCCGGGTAATGCCGGGCTAAGGTACCAGCTCCCTTTTTAACATATTGCTCCAATGCTTTGGCGGTAGTCACAGCATCCTGGCCGGAGGCCACTGCGCTTTGAATGATATTTTGAATGGCGCTCCGGGCGTTCTGACCGGTCTTCCAGATCCTGTCCGAGAGCATCATCCCGTTTTGGGTCCGGTTCCAGATGGCGGCCACCGCCTGGCGGTTGACCCGGACAAACATCCGGTCCAAACCGGCCATGGTAACTTTGGGGGACTGAGCCGTTCCAAAAAGTTTGACGGCCACCGCCCGACTCTGCCAGCTCCCAGCCTCAGCACCTTGTTCAATATAGGTATTGATTTTGTCAGTCAACTCATTTTCAATCGCTTTGGCCTCTTGGCGTAGTTGCGCTTTTATAGCCACCAATTGTTTCTGACGAAGAGGAGAAATCCCACCTTTTTTTATTTGGGCAGCCAACCGATCGGCGGCTCGGGTAAAAATTTTAACAATCTCCGGATCTTGTCGGAGCCGGAGATCTAAAAACTTTTGTCGGCCTTCCAGAGCTTCCTTGGAGTAGGGACCGGCGGTCTGTTTGATTTGGTCAATGTCGTTTTTGGCCAACGGCGATCACCTCAATAGTACCCAATCTTCATTCGGTAGGTTGCATTCATTAAGTACCCATCCTTTAACGTTTTTGGCGTTTAACCGGTTTGGATACTGCTTAATAAATGCATCGATCATACTATTTTGAACCATATACCTTACAGGTAAATAGTCTAGCATATTATTGATAAGTCTAAACTGGTCTATTGTATGCAGTCCAATATTTATTCCCTTAAGGTTAGTAATCTGATGAAGCTTAATAATATCACTATTGGCAATCCTTATCCCATTGGAATAAATGTAAATATCTTTGGTGGCCGGAATCTTTCTTATAGTTTCATATAACATTTTTTTATATAAAAACGGTTCTCCACCGGTCAGACAAACATTCCGGTACCGGGAAAAATCAATCTCATCAATGCTTTTTTTGACAAACCGGGAATATACCGACTCCAGCTTATTGCAACAATATGAACATTTTAAGTTACAATCCAGCGTCAAAATCAGCCTGATAGTATCGATTTCAGGCTGGTTTCCTTCCGGCGTTAATTTCATCAATATTCACCGCCCCATCGGCCATTCGTTCCCGCTCAATGGCATTACCGATGATCCGTTCCCGTTCGGTCCGGTCCGGTTCTTCTTCCGGATCATAATCCCGCATGGTCGGAATATACTTTTGAAGGAACGCCGCAGCTGCTTCAGCCGAACAGAACTTACCTTCAATGGCCGTATTCAAAGCCTCGACAATGGCCTTTATGGTTTCAGCGATCTCCTTATCGTCCTTAGCCGCAATCTCTTCCCATTCCAAGGTCGTGGCATAGGTGGCAAACTGTTTTCCTTGGGCTTGGGCGGTCATGGCCAGGACGATCCGGGCCAGCCGTTTCCAGGTATCGGTCACATTGTCCCGCTTCCGGTCGATGGTTTTAGCAAAGACCGGCATTTGTTCCTTAACCGAACTCAATGACGAAGGGGTGTGTACCCCAAAGACAAACTCCGGAGTTTCCGAAGCGTCCACAATGCAATAAAACAGCAGTTTTAAAAGGGCTTCCGCACCGCCCGCAGGGCTTTGGATTTCGATATATTGGGCGTCCTCATCGTGCTGAAGGAGCAGCAATTCATGATTGTCAAACGAGATTTTGCCGCCTTCCTCGGCAAACTTTCGGGGATCGGAGATCCCAAAGTTATAAAGCAGAAACGCCCCCACATCCTTGACCTTAAGCTTCATTCTTGGGGTAGAGTGCATGTGACTTCCTTGAAGCGCCTTTTGCATTAAATCATGATACGCTTTAAGAAACGGCTCTACCGCTTCAAACTCACTCTGGCCGGACTCACGGGTCGCGTCAGCTTCATTATTAAAAATGACAATCGGGATGAATCCCCAATTGGACGGGATTTCCGTAATAAAATCCGGAATCAGATCGCCGCTTTGCTCCCGGATGCGTCCGTTAACAGTCACCCTTTCCTTAATATTGGTGGTTTTTTTATTACCTGCTGCATCATACCATTCCTGAGTAAAGGCAAAAATATATTCTACCGGCTGGGATGTTATCGGGTCACGGATGATCGCAACAAGCTTTTCGTTTGGTATAATGTTATAAACCAGATGTTCCTTGCTTTCAGGGTAAAGTTTGGTATCTGTTTCTTCACGTGTTATCCAAACGATACAACGCCCTTCAACCAACATCTTTTTCATGGTCTGGCCCCGCTGAGAGATGTTATCATCGAAAAAGGCATCCAACGCATCCTGGGCCTCCGGGTCGGTCGAATTAAATTTTGGAACTCCGATAAACCCGGCTTTGGCATTGACGATCCGTTTGCAGAACCCGGCTCCGAGTTTATACCGGTCATCCGTGTTATCATAAAGAGCGCGGGCTAATTCATAGTTTACCTGGCTGCTGTCAAGTTTCCAGGAGTTATACATACCGGAAATTTTGATGCTGAAATTGGAGATATAGTTCCGGAGCTTGGACATTTCCCCAGTTATCAGTCCCCAAAAACCTTTTCTCGCCATACTTTCACCCCCTGGAAGATCTTCATTAATGTCGTATCAATCCATGTCCCTTTCGCCAATGTCCGAGCGCCTTCAAGAGCGTCCGGGCCATCGTCGTAACCGCCGCGCCCGTCCTTGCGGAGTCGTGTTAATTGCTCCTTAAGGAGCTTTGATTTTCGATTAATCTTGATGTATTTGTTTTTAATATCCGGTTGTAATGTCTGGAGACGTCCCATTTTGTCGCCAGTTTGATTAACCTCAACGATTGGAATATAGACCCCAGCGGCGGCGCAGGCTTTCTCAAGCTGTTCTTTGAGATACCATTGGAACTGGTTCGTTTCAATCCCAAACTTAGTAAACCCTTTGCCGTATGTCGCCCGCAGCCACAATTCCTTGGCGATGATGTCGGCGATGATTTGATCCGGATGCCGCCGCTCGATATCGGCTTCAACGTCATAAAGATATCCGGATTTAGTATGTTTACCCAAAGTTTGAATGGCACTGAAGTCGCTCTTTTTGGATTTACCCAGGGACGGATCACAGAACCCGTAAAAGTCGAACCCGGAGCGGAAGTCAACCTCATACGGGTTGTATTCTTCAATCCATTCTTCCTTGATAATACAATCCTCCGGATTGAGCGGCTCGTTTTGCTCCTCGCTGTAAAACGCCGCTTCGCCCTCAGTGACCAGCATCACCATCAGGTCGTAATAGGAAAACTTGGCTTCCCAGAGTACTTTGGTGCCTTCGAGCATCGCCTCCCGGTTTTGCTCAAAATATGCCTTGGCTGTTTCCAGCCGGTCCTCATCCTCAAGGTTGCAGATAAGCTCTTTCCACTGGTCCCAAAGGTCTTGCCTGGTTGCCCAGGAGATGACCGCTTTATATACCCGCGCTTTGAAACCTGGATTTTTAAGTATATTGGAAAGCAGACTGTCCCAATCAAGGATAGTGCCGAGCATCATCGTATCAGTGTAATCATCCCCGGCTTTTAAAACCGCTTTTAACAACCAATTTGATAGCTTCTTGCGCTGTTCCGCAGTGGCGACATTTTGGTCATTCTCAATATCGTCAAGCAGAAATAAAGCCGGACGCCAATTTCGATGGCGGCGGCCGCGGATTTTTTTTCCGCTACCGATACCTTCGATTTTGATATCGGTAGCGGTAAGTAAGACATCATTCCGCCAGACTTTCTTGCCAACTAGATCGCCGAAGTCCTCACGGATCGCCTCGTTGTCTTCCAACTCAGTCCGGATGTCTTCGAGAAACCCTTCAGCCTGATCGGATGAATCACTTAAAATGATAATATACGGTTTATATTCATATACCGTTGCATGCAGGCTATTTTTAAACGTAAAGGTCGTGCTTTTGGCATGGCCACGGGGTGCGGCCACCACATTTTTAGTGCCCGGCATCCGCCGAAGCTTGTCCACGGTCTCCTTATCATCCGGGATCTCGTTCTTTAAAACTTGCGACTGCCAAAGCCCGTCTAGTTCCCGGTGAAAATCCGGGGTCTCCCGGAAGAAGTAATGGGGAAGATACGCCTTCCCAAAAAACTCCAGATCAAAGGCACCCAACAACCGCCTTAAACCGTTTTTTCCGGTCAGACTATGCCCGGCTCGGAACATTTCCCTCACCTCGATCCGGCGGGGATGTTCGTCCCGGTTCAGGTATTTTTCAAGCAGCTCCTTTAGGTTCCCAAAGTCGCGCTTGATCTCTTTACGTTGAAAGTCTTTTAAAATGCCCATTAAACTAATACCTTTCGTCGCTTTAAATCTTCGTATTCTTGAAGCATTTCAGCCGGATAAACGCGATGGCCACAGCCGGAGCAGACCAGAACTGAATAATGATTATTTAGAATAATCGTCGTATCAGGACGAACCCAGTTAGATTTTATATGATGAAATTGCCGAACCCGGCCGCAATTGGGGCAGAGTTCGCCCTTGGGCTGTTTTGGTTGTTTTATACGCAGTTTCATTAAACAATCACGATACAAATTATTCATGCTATCGCCTCGGTTCGATCCCGGTGTATTTCCGGTTTGTCCGGTAGTCATCGGGCAAATCAACTTTATGCATGCCCGTAATCTTGACGTATTTCCTCAAGTCATATTCCGCTTGCTCTTGTTCTTGGCGCACCGGTAATAACTTAGAGCAAAAACGCCGAACTCCGCCATTAGGTTTTTTGACATAGGTAGCAAAATTGTCCCCACCCAGGCCGGGGGAGACAAAGAGAATTTGTCCATGTTTATTTTTATAGCCGGTCATTTTATTTTCCCTCCGGCCCCGGCCACCAGATCCGTTTCCCTCCGTTTTCATCGGTGCACATTTCATCCGGTAGTCTAGCATCCAAAGAGCGGAGCCATATGATGGCTTCATTTATTGCGCCTACCAACCTGTTTTTATCATAAAAACCGGTTTTGAACCCTTGGTGTTTGGCGCGGTTTTCAAACCGTTCCAAGATGTTTATACAGTCGAGCAGCTCTTCCATGACATCAACGGCATTATACCGTTGTAAATCCCGGTTGCCATAGATTGTCTGTCCCCAGGCCAATCTGGCCTTACGCCATTCTTCAATTTGTTGCGGGGTTAATTCATGGAGACGTTTCATTATTACCAGTTCCTCCTTTATTGGAATCGTCGTTAATTTTTGTCCCGCAAAATGGGCAAAAGGAGGCAATTATATTAAGATTGGTCATTTTTTTTTTAAAGGTTCCGTCCTTTTTCTTATCACGGTAGCTTGCTGTGATAATTGGGGCTAGCTCTAAGAGCTGTTTCCCTTCAATTTCTTTTCCTAATTCGACAAAGCCATAGTTTAAATCGGTATTCTCATCTCCGGTTTTCTCACGGAGTTTTTGTTTTACTCTCTCATAACAACCGCAATTCATTAAATACCTCCAAAAGATAAAGCTTCGCCATCCGGCGCTTTATGATTATGCGTCAGTCAATTTAAGAATTTGTTCTCCAAAATCCCCGCCATCGCCGCAACGATTAACGTTTCATTTGGATGCTTGAATGCTTAAAATCCAGGGGTGGGATTAGGTTTCCTTTATCTTTATATTTGCCCTTTTCGGAGTTTCTTTTTATACACCCGCCGCCACTTCCATTCCCGGAGCGTCCATTGCTTTTCCAAACTCCGTTTGCGTTTCATTCTCCAAAACCTCGATTCCCATGTCAACCTCATGCGGACGGCCCAGCAAGGTCAGCCTGACTTTGGCCCGAAGCTTCCGCCGGTCGATTTTGATTATTTGGCCTTCCATCCCCCGGAGCGGCCCGGCCATCACCCGGACCCCGTCGCCAATGGAGAGGGTGGAGAGTCCGGCAATTTCACCATCACCGCAGAGCCGTAACATATAGTTCATTTCATAGTTCGGGACCGGCTCCGGGCCAAATCCCCCCAGGAACCGGATAACCCCAACAATACTTCGTAATTTGTAGTAAACTTTTGGTTCCAGATAAATCTGAACAAACACGTATGAAGGAATCAATGTTTTAATGACTGGTCTAATTTTCCCCTGGTAACGCTCACAGATTGTCCGGCGCGGTACCAAAGCCTTAACCCCGATCTTATTCTCGATGACGTTCCGGATGGCGACCTCATCGCCGGTCATGACCTGCAAAACATACCATTTTTCATTCACGACGCTTCTTCCTCCAGCCGATCGGCCACCCGGTTGGAGGAAGAAG